AACCTACCACTAATTTTTGGAGTGTTTATGAATTTGATTGAACAATATAAAGAAATGCATAAAGATGAAAATCTCTACGCAGGTTCTGCATTGACTATTCATAAAGACAACATACGTCAATTTCTCCCTCAGAATAAAATTGAATCTATTTTAGATTATGGTTGTGGTAAAGCAATACAGTATTATAAAGAAAATATACATGAGAGTCATTTCTATGGTATCATGCCATCTCTTTATGATCCAGCTGTTGAAGAATATTCAATATTACCACAGGGAAAGTTTGACGCAGTTATTTGTACTGATGTATTAGAGCATGTCGAAGAAGAACATGTTCAAGAAGTGATTGCAGAGATTTATTCAAAAGCCAGTAAATTTGTTTATCTTGGTATATGTAATACACTGGCAGATTCTTTCTTACCTGATGGTAGAAACGCACATGTGACATTACATAATATTGATTGGTGGGTAGAACAGACATTACCATATGCAAATGTTTTAACGCTAATGTATGTTTATGGTGACGGAAACGGTAAAGCGATATTAGAAAGTAATAAAGTTAAAATGATTAAACAGAGATGAGAGTTGCACTACTAGGAAATGGGAATAGCAGAATTCTTTTTACTCAAGCTGATACTTATGACTATATTATTGGTTGTAATATTCCTTGGAGACAGGTAGATGCAACTGTTGTTATGGATGTGAATGTTTTAGAAAAGTTTAAAGAACCAGTAAGGTTTTATTGTAGTAGGAATGCTTGGCGAGAACTAAACAAACGTGATAGATTCACTGAGCATTTAATTGAAATATTTGATTCGTTGCCAGATTATGATTCCACAGGGCATGCTGCAGCTAGGATCGTTTTAGGTCTTGGTGCAAAGCAGATAGATATATACGGATGTGACTCTTGGTTTGAAAATAATACTGAGAGTTATACTCATCAATTCGTTGATAGTCGTTCAGAGAACATGGTAAAACACGTATCTGTTTGGAGATCAAGATGGTACGAATTGATGGCGAAACATCAAGAAGTAAAATTTAATTTTATAGGAGAAAACAAATGAAAAAGGAATTAGCAGTAGCAAGTATGATTTTGGGTCTATTGTTCTTACCTCTTGGTAATGCAGCATTTGCAGCAGAGCCAGCAAAGAAAGATGCAAAGGCAGCAGAAGTTAAAAATGACAACTGCGTAAAGAAAGATAAGAATGGTAAGTGCCCACCACTACCAGATTCTCCAAAGCCAACTCCAAAGAAAAAAGCTGAGGAAAAGAAATAATCTTTCCTAAATAATTATACTGGCTCGGTGGAGCCAGCACAAGAATCCACCAAACACACTCACAACACAGAAAGGAAGTAAAATGTCAAATATGACTCCGTTCGAGATTCGCCTAGAACTATTAAAAATGGCGAAAGACATGCTTACAGAAGATTACTACGGTAAGCGTGAAGTCGTTAGCAATGAGTACTCCACAAAGTGCGAAATTGCTAGAATCCATGGTACAGAAGTTCCTGCACATCCAGGATTTCCAGCGTACCCTTCCGAAGCAGATATCATTGCCAAAGCAAATGCTTTGAATGGTTTTGTTTCACAAATCCCACATACACAAGAAAAGACTAGCAAAAAGTCCACCTGATAGGGATTGGGCAGGGGATATTCCATTCTCTGCCCTACTGATTTAAGGAGATAATATGCGAATACGATTATACACTTTATTAATACTATTCACAATAAGTTTTGCGATTTTTACATCTACATCATTTTCAAGCAACAGAGATCTCAACATCGAGATAACACAGTTGACAAAAGATGCCAGAAAGCAAGTTGAGTGCTTGGCAGACAACATTTATCATGAGGCAGGTTATGAACCTGATAAGGGAAAGGTTGCAGTTGCACTTGTAACATTGAATCGAGTGCAAGACCCGAGATACCCAAAAGATATTTGCTCTGTAGTGAAACAAAAGGTAAACTATACATGCCAGTTCACTTGGTGGTGTGAGAACAAGATCACCAACAGAAGCAAGCAAGCATATGAAAGTTCTAGAGAAGTTGCACTGTATGTCTATGCCAACTATGAGCGTATGAAAGACATTACACAGGGTGCATTATTCTATCATGCTGACTATGTTCGACCAAACTGGAAAAATTTAGAAAAAACTACCGTAATCGGTAGACATATTTTTTATAAAGAGAAAGAGAAGATCTAAATGATGAACAAATTGAACATTCAACTCAAAGAGCAAGAGAGTTCACAACACTCGTTTTACTTGCTTATGGATGATATATCATTAGCGACTATGAAACCAGTAGTTGAATGGATATTTGAAGCAAACTTTGCAGAAGAAAGACCAGATCTATTAAATCTAATCATCTGTTCTCCAGGTGGTGATTTGAATGCAGCGTTTGCGTTGATTGACACAATGAAAGGTTCTGCCATTCCAATTCGTACAATTGGTCTGGGTCAGATTGCTTCTGCAGGACTTATGATTTTCATTGCTGGAGATAAAGGGAAACGTATTCTTACACCAAACACTTCTATCTTGTCACACCAATATTCTTGGGGTGCGTTTGGTAAAGAACACGAATTGTTCGCAACAGTAAAAGAGTTTGACTTAACCACTAAGAAAATGATACAACACTATAAAAAGTGTACTGGTCTTACGGATGCAAAAATTAGAGAAGTTCTTTTACCACCACAAGACATTTGGTTAAGCCCACTCGAATCTAAAAAGTTAGGACTATGCGATGAAGTTAAAGAACTATCTTAAGTATTCTGGATTGTGGATGGGATTTGTATTAAATCCTTATCATTGGGAATTCAAATTCGAAAGGATCAAACCTGACGACATGAATCCCAAAAATTATGGTTTTATGATTTCACTTGGACCAGTTTGGGTTCGTGGAGTTGTAGATGATGGTGCTTGGTAAATTAAAGGAGTTTATAATGCATGATATTGTTTTTACTATTTCTTTGCTAGTGGCATTAGTCACATTGATTGTTTCAGTGACTTTCTTTCATTACAGTGAGATGAAATCTATTGAGAAAAATGTGGAGTCTGCAATCGTTAAAGGAATTGATCCAATTGCTGTTCGTTGTGCTTATGCGAATCAGTCCGATAACGTGTGTATTGCATACGCTGCATCCCATCAAACTACCCCTACTAAGACTAGTAAGTAAGTACTTACTTATGGATAACCCTCTAGGATACAGGCTATTCTAGGGGGTTGTCTTTAATTCGCAATTACCGTATAATAACTCTATATCGTTGAAATGGAGTCGTTATGAAATTGCTTAGTACTGGAAACCCAAAGTTGCTTAAAGGCGAGAAGAAAGGCTATATGTCTTTTGTCCTCCATCTCGCACCTGCCACTCTTTCTGGTAAAGAAACCTGTCCAAAGCGTACTGCTGGTTGCACAGCTGCATGTTTGAACACTGCTGGTCGTGGTGGCATGTTCAAGAAAGGTGAATCCACGAATGCAATTCAGCAAGCACGTATTCGTAAGACAAAGATGTTTTTCGAACATCGTGAAGAATTCCTAAAACAACTCGAAGCAGATATCCGTCTCGGCATCAAACAAGCTGAGAAGAAGGGTATGATTCCTGCTTTTCGTCTGAATGGTACTTCAGATCTATCATGGGAAAAGTATGGCATCATCGAGAAATTCCCCACTGTGCAATTCTATGACTACACCAAAGTCAACAATCGCAAAGTGTCTCATCTGTCAAACTATCATCTGACTTTCTCCAAAGCAGATGGTAATGACATTGATGCTCGTCTTGCTGCTTCCAATGGTATGAATGTCGCAGTTGTATTTAAAGATGTTCCAGACAACTATATGGGTCGAACTGTCATCAATGGTGACGAAACCGATCTTCGTTTTCTGGATCCTAAGGGTGTGATTGTTGGTCTGAAAGCCAAAGGTAAGGCTAAGAAAGACACTTCTGGTTTTGTTGTTTAATTGAAGGAGATATATTATGGGTTTGGATATGTACCTGTCTGCTAAGAAATACATGAGTAAGTATTTTGATCCCGCAGACATTGAGCGAATCAGTAAAGTCAACGACATCTTTGGTGTCACTGGTATTGAAGATGGTGACTATGGAGCAGAAGAAGTAAAGTTTCGTGTAGCCTACTGGCGCAAAGCAAATGCAATTCATCAGTGGTTTGTTGCAAACGTGCAAGATGGTGTAGATGAATGCCAAGAAACTTGGGTAAGTCGTGAGCAGTTGCAAGAGTTACTCGATATCTGCAAACAGATTATTAAGACTCCAAAGAAAGGGCAACAATTGCTTCCGACACAAGGTGGATTCTTCTTCGGTTCTACTGATTATGATGACTGGTATATGCAAGATATTACATTTACTGCAGAACGAATAGAGAAAATTCTGGCAGATCCTGCATTTGCAAAAGCTGACTTCTATTATCAGTCTAGCTGGTAAACTGCTTGCCTTTAATTCAGACTTGAGGTATAATTATATTATGCAAATGATACATACATCACTGGGTAAGTCTAAAAAGCGTAAGCAAACAGCCAAGCAACGAGAGTTGCAGGCATCGTGGGAAGCCATGCTTAAGAAGTATGCTCCGAAGAAACCTCTGCCACAAAGCAAGGGTGACGGATTCGCATACTCACTTGGAGCACCTGCTCGTCGTGAGACGCCTAAGATTCCAAGTCTTCCTTTTACTGGTGCACCATGCACTAAGAAAGAAAATCCAGTTTATACTGGAAGTGCCATGAAAGGTATTGGCACAATGCATAAGTCGAATGCAGTTCCAATCTTCTCTGATGAACAAGCGATTGAAATTGCAACTATGAGGAGAGGATAATGAACTACAATCAGTGGAACACTCAACCATATCGTAGAATTACATACAAGGTAAACAATCGAGTTGTTATTGATCAGTTGCTCGATGACCTTCATACGATTCAACTAGATTATATTGATGACGCTGTAGACAAGTCGGATCTTTCTGACGCAAAGGCAGTCATTCAATGGATCAAGGAAAAATTATGAGTGAGTTTTGCGTCAAGTGTTCTGAAAAAGAAGCACAGATGGAATTAATGAATTCCAGATTTCACAAAGAGTCTCAATGTATGCGAGAGCGTATAGCTAGACTGCAAAAAGAAAACGATGAGTTGCGAAGCGAGAATGAACGTCTTGCAATTGATGTTGCGTTTTACAAAGGTGACTTGCCTTCCAAGATTAATTAAGGTATAATAACATTATGAATCGACTACAGAAACACAACGAACTCGTTTTGCAAAAAATGAAATTAGATAAATTCTTCTCCATGTTCTTAGAAAAGTTTGAAAGGCAGATGGATTCAGATAAGACCGATACTCCCGTCTGGAAACTTTACAAGAGCAAACTCAAAGAGTATGATAAGATCAGTCATGAGATTAAATCAAATGAGTATTGGTTAAAAAAGGAACAGCATGTTTAAAACAGCAAACGATTTTTCGATGCATATTGAGCAGATCGTTCGTGATAAAAAGATGTCTTACATGGATGCAGTCCTTGACTATTGTAAAGAGAACTATCTTGAACCAGAGGATGTTGCATCGTTAATTAACAAGTCTCTCAAAGATAAAATTGAAATGAACTTTCGAGAGTTAAACTACTTACCTAAACAGGCACAACTCGATGTCTAAACCTATCTATACTATTTTGATTATGTCTGGTGTCTTTGCTATTCTTTTTATGGCTCTCGCATTTGTGAGTATGATAGTAGGAGATACCAAGGCTACTGGTCGTATATACAATTGTTCTTTGGCTGAGATCTCACCAGACTTTCCACCTGAGGTGAAGGCTGAATGCCGCAAACTTCGCAGTGAAGCATACAAGAATGGACGGATTTAAAGCATACCGTTATTACCTAGCAATTAAACTTCACTTCACCACCGATAAATTTAATGTATTCCAGAATCGTGGGAATGTTCGTGGTACACGTGAAGCATTTAACGCTAGAAATGACAGATACATATTTGAGAAGTTGGCAAACAAGTTCTCAGAGGACAAGGACATCATTCAGTTCTTTGTTGCAAACTTTGCGTATGGTAGCGACAATGCAATCTATGCGGGGCAGGAAGCAGAAGAAAACTATACAGAATGGAATCGTAGGAAACAAAGTATCACCAAGATTTTCATAGACGATCTTGCAAAACTGTTAACCTACATTGAAACACACAAACTCAAACACACAGCACTATTTGAATTCACCGACAACGAATATCCAGTTGCATTAAACATGTTCGTTGGTGGTAAACTTGCAATTGAATCTCTAAGGATTATTGACGATTTCACAGGAATTATTGATAAATGGAAGGACAATCTATCGGTAAAATATATCTGGGAAAATGAACTTCGAAGAATTACAAAGTTGACTAATTTTGTAAAATACGATAAACTTAAGATAGAAAAGATCTTTAATCACTTCGTTGAAGAGATTGCAAATTAATCATGGGAAAGACTTACAAGAAACAAACTCATCGTTATGATGATGAGCAAGCCAGTGGGCGATCTGGGAAACATGCCAAACACTCTAACAATAAAAAGAGTGGAGGTATGAAAACGCTAAATAGTTATGTTGAAGAAGATTATGACTTTGAGGATTACGATCCATTTGATGATGAGATTGAAATTCAAGATGAAATAACAATTGAACATACTAAAAATACAAACGATACTCCGTAAATACGAAAGGAAATACAATGGATATTCAAACTCTGCGCAAAATGCGTAACTCTGACTTCGGTCAAATCTCCCAAGCATTCGATAAGATTGCAAATCCCCAAACCGAAACCAAATCTTATGCTGATGATCGCTTTTGGCGACTTGAAGGCGATAAGGCAGGTAATGGTACAGCCACAATTCGATTCCTGCCACGTGTAGAGGGTGACGAACTCCCATGGGTTCGTATCTTTTCTCATGGATTCCAAGGTCCAACTGGTAAGTGGTACATCGAAAACTCTTTGACCACTCTTGGTGAAAACGATCCAGTTGGTGAACTAAACACTCAACTCTGGAACAGTGGTTCCGAAGCAAACAAAGAAATTGCACGCAAACAAAAGCGTAAACTTTCTTTCATTGCCAACATTCTCGTTGTATCAGATCCTAAGCATCCTGAGAATGAGGGTAAGGTTTTCTTGTTCAAGTTTGGTAAGAAAATCTTTGATAAGATTATGGACAAGGCTCGTCCGACTTTTGAAGACGAAAAGCCAGTCAATGTCTTTGACTTCTGGGAAGGTGCTAACTTCAAACTGCGTATGCGTAAGAAGGATGGCTATGCGAACTATGATGAGTCTGTGTTTGCTGAACCTGCACCAATTGGTGACGATGACTTTATCGTTGGCGTTGCAGCTGGTCAAACCAAACTTGCTGAGTTTGTTGATCGTAAAAACTTCAAATCTTACGATGAGTTGAAAAAGAAACTCAATGAAGTTTTGTCTGGTGATTCTTTTATGAGTAAGTCTGCAGCAGAACTTGCTGATGAAGATCGTCCAGTAGCATCTGCTCCAAAGATTGCATCAAAACCTGCGCCAGCACCAAAGTCTGCATCTATGGATGAAGACGATGATGATGTGATGTCTTACTTTGAGAAGATTGCAAAAGAAGACTAATCTAGTAGTCGATAAATTTTAGGGGACTTTCGAGTCCCCTTTTTTATTATGAGTATCTAGATGATAGCCAAGACGAAACAGAGTTATCTGTATTTCTTACTGGAACACGAACAACATTTGTTTGTTTAGTAGTATTGTTTACAGTTGGAGCAGAGACAATAGTATTACCAGCAGGTTGTTGAGTTTGTGCTTCTTTCATACCTGATACAACAGCAGATTTAATTGTAACTGTATCTGCAGATGTTGGTGTTACTGCTTTAGCTTTAAATTCTGCTTGACTGAGTGTAGCAGTAGATCCACCACGAGTAATATAATTATCATAGGCTTGATCAAATGTACCAGTCTGTGGAGTTGGTGCTGCGGTTTCTGGTTTACGAGAAAACAAACTACCAAACCATGATGATTTCTTTTCTGGTGCAGGCATTGCTTGTTGTGATGGTGGAACTTCTCCTCTTG